CCCAGGCCGAGAAATCGACCTGGACCTCCGCGTAGATTGCGAGTCTACGAAACCCCGGAGGCTAGCCTTCCATCGCGTCACCCTGAGGGGTGAGGGGCAATGGTCCACGCAAGTGGGTTTATTAGCCTGCTAGGCGGCTTTTGGGTCTGTACCAAGGTCGACTAGAAACGTTTCCATTCCTAGGAGGGCATCCGCCCCGGCGTCTCCACCGGTTTGGAGCGGGACCTTTTAACAACTCTGTCTGGAAGACCCTAAGGGGCCAGACATCCATATCTCGGTTATGACATGGGACAGCCCGGAAACACCTGTAATAAGGCGCCGGGTCCCCACGAGGCCGGGTGGCACGAGTAGGGTAGTAATACCTGAAGTGGGCCGCCGTCACCTAGACCAGACTCTAACCCCTCAAAGGAACATGAGGGCCCCCCCATAGGGGAGGGGAAAGGGAAACAAATAACCTGTTAGAGGAACCTGGATCTGAAGGCACGTTTATGGAGGCGTCGAGTTAGTCGATAGGGAAAGGAGTCATGGGAGTAAGTTAAATCACTCCCCTCTGTCCACCGCCCACAGTCAACTCGATCTAAAGGTCTCTGGCTCCCTGTACCCCCTGTGAATACCTTGGTACTCACGGGGTTCTGGCACAAGGTGATGGTCCAGGAGGGTTACCCCCCCAAATGGGCCGACCATCCATATCGGGAAAGGAAACCTGATATGGCCCTCAGCAGCACTCGGAAAGTGCGCCGGTACGAGTTGTGGGGGCTGAGGTACAACGAAAGTTGGTGGTGGATTCCTAGGGGCGCCCGAAAGGCTGAACCTTGGAATGAGGTAGATCTGGTCACTTGCGTAACCGAGTGATCACCTCACCAGTGTAAAATACCTTTGAACAGACCCTGGAAGGAGCCACAGGCTTCTAATGGGGGACCATAGGGACATCCCACGGACGAGTTAATTGGTTACCTGCCAGGACGGCTGCCTCGCCTGCAAAGACGAGGTCGCCAGAAAGGTGGGCTTAGTCTGTCCAGACTACCCGTCGACCTGCTCCCCCCTTTACGGGGAAAGAGAATTCGACCCTTTCGTGGACCAGTTCGCAGCTGTGAATGCTGTCCTTCAGATCGATGCAAGTACTATACTATGATGTATTTCCTTACAAAGACCCCTCTGGGGCAATTCACAACCTATATCAAGGGATTCCATCCCATTGCTCTTTTCCAACGAGGATTAGGCTCTCAAGCCTACCTCGATGAGGTCAAGAAAGTCAATGGTAAAGTCCACCTTGACCGAACGGTCGAGGAATGGCGATACCTAGTCGATTGGCGCTTACAGCGACAACGTCCTTTTGTTGTTCTGGATCCCAACGATCCAGAGAACCTCATGTATATCTCTGAGAGAGACTATAAGGATCTCCAGAAGGTATGTCTTTCGAACGATTTTCCTTTAACAGTTATCGCCCGAAAAGGGACTGTTCCACCCGCAGGGTGGGATGGAACCACTGATCCTACTCAAAACACCCCCCCTCGAGGCGGGAGACCCCGTCTTCCGTCTGGTACCGATGTTCCCTTTATCCGATCTGGCCTTTGGAATCATATAAGAAAGCAACGATCTTGGATCGCTAACCTTCTGAAACTTTCCGCAAAGGCTTCGATGGTGGATATTAGTAAGATCCCGCGAGGGATCTTCTTCCTTAGTGTCGTGTGGGGCAGAGCCCTCATGCACTACACCAAGTTGGGTCGGCCAGGGTTCAGACTCGGCCTTCTTTCGACGCTGGGATCGCATCTTCAGGACCTAGTTGTTAATCAAGGAGTAACCACCACAATAGCCAGGCTTAAAATATATTTATTTTGCCTATACAGCTACTTGGGAGGAGACCCACTTAAATCAACTCAGGCTTTGGGCACAAGGATCCGACTGACTCATGGACTTCCGACTTGCTTCCCCCTAGAGGTGCGCCAGGCCATCCGGTCTGGGTCACTGCCCACCATAAGATGGTGGGCATCTCTGCTAAACATGTATAAAGCCATTTCTGGCCCACATAGTTTGGCAGGAGCCCTGGATTCCGTGACGGCACCTCCGTTCATGGGGGATATTGGTCAGTTTTCGGACAATATCATCACGCTTTGGGAACGATTCATTAACCAACTAGGGTTTGTACCTGTCTACAGACCACGAGACGCCTTTGGCCGGATCTCAATGAAATCCGGACCTAATGGGCCATTCGCGTGGTGGAGACAGGGTGTGGACGCGCTAGCATGGACCCTTGCGCCAAGAAATCACCTTGAGGAGCTAATCGCTCTTTGGGGTCTTGACAGCTATGCTGCCAAGTTTTCGTCGGCTCAGAGTACAGCTAGACGCTTATGGGATCCTCGCAAGAATCCCCCACATACCCTCGCCCTAGGCTCTCTAGCTTTGCTGAGAGAAGCGGCTGGCAAGATTCGGCCCGTTGCGATGGTTGATATCTGGACGCAGTGGATCCTTAAGCCTCTACATGACTGGTTACTCGAGATGTTGAGGGGACTCCCGACTGATGCCACTTGGGATCAGGAGGGGGTTCTCAAGACTTTTGTTGACCGGTTAGGGCCGGATCGGCAGTACTTCTGTTACGATCTAAAGAACGCAACAGATAGGATACCGATGGCCTTATATGTAGAGATGTTCAGCCCGTTACTAGGTAAACCGGTAGCGGAGTGCTGGGCACGTCTGCTTACCGATCGCTGGTACGAAGTCCCATCGGACGCCGTAGAAGCCGGGTATCCTTCGAGGGTACGATATACGAGAGGTCAGCCCATGGGGGCATACTCGTCTTGGGCATCATTAGCCTGGGTGCACCACTTCTTAGTCCAACTTGCGTACTTGGAAGTGGGTGGACAAGAGTTCTTTCTCGACTACCTCGTCCTTGGCGATGACCTAGTCATCGCTAATAAGGAGGTGGCTGCGGCCTATCTTCAGCTTTGTGAAGCATTTGGGATAACCGTAGGTCTGGCGAAAAGTTTTACATCCGTAGGACTTATCAACTTCGCCAACAAGACCTATTGGAAGTCTGACAATGTTAGCCCCCTTTCATTGAAAGAGGAGCTGTTAGCTAGGTCATGGCCAGCCAGAGTGTCCCTTGCCTCTCGAGTGTCGAACCTTTGGTACGCCATTGGTAATGAGGAGAGAACTCACACTGTTCTTCGGAACATGGTGAGTCCATCTGTATGGACTGCGTTGCAGTCGGAGCTTCAAGCCCCGACGCCGCACGGAGTTATCAGTGCATTAAGCCTTGTAGCGCTGAACCCTCTTGCTCTTGGAAGAGCAAAAGCGCTCAACACCCAGGTCATTAGTGATTGGTTAAGGACTCACGTCCTGAAACCAGTTCAGACCTTCGGCCGCTTGACTCCTGACTTCTGCGTACAGCTGCTGCTGATCTTTTACGATCAGCTTGAGCATGCTCAGCGGGGTCGTCTTAGTCTTCTGAGACGTTGGCGCCAGCTTGTTTCCATAGCTTGGCACGAGTCTCAGGTCGAGCTTATGCTCGACACCGACAGTATACGATCCCTAATGGATATGGCAGACTCTCTGAAAGAGTCTTCAGCTAAGACCAAGTCGTATATAGACAAGATCACATGGGGAGCGGGTGGCCTCGGTTGGTGGGCCGGTGGGTCCCCAGGGCGTGGCTCATGGGCCCGCGATATGCGGGGAGCCACGCCTGAGCACGCACTTAAGTGCATCGAAGGCATACTTGATCACCTGATCAAGATCAATTCGGAATTACCTTGCCGGATTGAGCATATCCTGACTCCCCATTATAGTAACGGAGAGCCGGGCGCTGCCCAAGATCTGGCACAAGGCGTGAAAGGGCCCCAGAATAGTATCATCCCTCACATAGAGGGAGTTGACTATGATGGGACCAAACTTGGGAACCTACCGTGGATAGCAGGACCAATACAGGTCCCACTGTATGCACCTCTCTTTAGTAATACTACTTTAAGAGAAGGTACTCCCGATACAACCGTAGATGCTGTATCGATCCCAGTAGCTCGAATTGAAGAGCTATGCCTCCGACATTACGGAGAGTCGCCCCTGATCTCGGCCCTACTAGGGCCAACGAACCAGGGGAAGAGGGCCAAATCGCGTTTATCGATCGCATTGGCTGCCTATACAAAGGCAAACCCGGTTGCCCAGGCACCAGATCTGTCTAAGACAGATTTGGAACAATCGACCGCATACGGAGGTCCGGTCCTCTTAGATGCAATGACTCATCCATCACCGGCGGAGGGGAATCTACCCATAGATCCCCCTCTTAACACGGGAAAATCCGAGGAACGAAATTGGATCGAGGTCGCGGCAGATATCTGCGCGCGCCAGGCCGAAATCAACGCCAAGGCTTCCCGACTAGCTGAGTGGAGGTCATCACTTACGACCTACCGTCCTGGTAGAGAAATCCGAATGCGGAGCTACAAGTCAACCGACTTCTAGCATGGACAATCAGAC